TACTTTGGTAAAAGAGAATGGGAAGATAGTCTTGAGTCTAAAGGTGCAGATATAGCAACAATGGCAAAATGGGATGGACACGATATTCTTGACGCAATCGGATTCTTTGTATCAATGTATGTAGGTGGACCTGTAGGTAAAAAAATTACTGACCTTAAAAACGAATCTCTAAATAGAGAATCTAAACTATTAGAAAACTTATCTGTTCTTGTTGAAAAGAATGTTCCTACAAATCCATCTAAATGGTCTTACTACAAATCACAAGCAAAAAAGAAGTTTGATGTATATCCATCAGCATATGCAAATGCATGGGCAGCAAAACAATATAAAGCCGCAGGTGGTGGATGGAGAACTACAAAAGAATCAGTAGACGAAAAAAAAAATTTAAGTGAAGCCATAAAAGGTAGAAACAATAGAACTGGTGAATCATTCGGAATGGTTGTTGGTTCTGATAAACAAACTGATGAAGGGTTTGAAGTTGTTGTAAGAAAACAATACTCATCAAGAATATCATCATATAAATTTACGTTTAATTCTAATGGTGAAGTAATCTCAGTATTAGATTACGGATACTCAATGGATGGTTCTTTTCCTGATATGAAAGGTAGTGGTAGTGCTAGAGTAATTCAACCTACAAAAAGAAATAGTATAAAATCCATCGGTGATATAACAACACCAGCGTTCGCTAAAAAGATTTATTTACACGTACAAAAAGAACTTAAAAAATCTAAATCACAAAATCGTACTTTAGCTATGAGTGAAGCCACCAGAGGTGAGATTCACAAAGCAGCTAAAAAAGGAAGTTACCCAGCAACTATAGTGGTTTCTGAAAAAGGTAAAGTAGTTTATCAAGAGTTAGTAAAAACTCCACAATTAGTTCCAGCAATATTTATGATTCTACAAAAGAAATATCCGAATGCAAAAATTAGTGTTGAATCAAAAAGTGGTGAAACATTGTTTACTGAAGCTATGGATAAAGGTAAAAAATTAAAAATTTACAATAAACTTAAAAAAGGTGATAATATTACAATTAAGTATGGTTCATCAATTAGAAGAGATAATGAAAAAGAGTTTGTAGTATCTAAAGGAAAAACTAAAGTTGGTAAAGCTCAAGTAGAAAGAATCATCTTAAAAAATATAAAAAATCCAAAAGGTGTAAAATACTATCTTTACAATAGAGATGGAAATGTATCTATGGCTATTGGTGATATGGCGGCTACTATCGAAGATATGTACGAATCAGTTAATGAAGGATTATCTGTAACTGATGAAAGACACTTTGGTAAAAAAGGTATTATCATTATGATTGATGATAACGGAAAGAAAGTATCGGCTATCTTTAAAAACAAAAAGAATGCAGATAAGTATAACAGAAACAAATCATCGGATTTACAAACTCTTTTAAAGTTAGCAAAGAACACTCCATATCCAAAAGCAATCGATGAATCAGTAAATGAATACTTTGTTGAAAACTATGATGATACAAATCAGTTTGTAGAATTTATGAAAGAAAACAAAACTATATCAGAGGCTGAATATCAAGGAAGAAAAGTAGAATTAAATAAAATTATGCAAGGTGATGTTAAAAAGTTTAAAGTTTACGTTAAGAACCCAAAAGGTAATGTAGTAAAAGTAAACTTTGGTCACAAAGGTAAGGGTGGTGAAAAAACAATGAGAATAAAAAAATCAGACCCTGCTAGAAGAAAAGCATTCAGGTCAAGACATAATTGTGATAATCCAGGACCTAAACACAAAGCAAGATATTGGGCGTGTAGAACTTGGTAATTCACTTTATTAAAATAATTTCTATATTTATTATTAACTTATAGATTTATAAGTAAAATTTAGTTTAATTTAAAAAGGTATATTATGAATACATTATTAGTTATCTTAGGTATTGTTGGTGGAATTGTAGCCACATATCTATTCTTACTTTACACTGGAAAAATAAAAGATTCAGATGGAGATTTTATTCCTGATGTAGTAGAAGATAAAGTTGAGGACATCAAAGAAGATGTTGCAGAAGTAAAAGCTGAAGTAAAACGTAGAGCAAAAAGAGTTAAACAAGAACTCAAAGACGTAAAAGAAGCTGGTAAAAATCTTGCTAAACAATCTAAAGATGTTGTTGAGGCTGTAAAAGGTGGTAACAGAAAAGGTAGAAAACCTTCTAATCGTAAGAGAAAACCAGCCGCTAAAAAGTAAGGTAGCGGATGAAAACGTATTTCGGAAATATTAAGAATATCATAATCTTAGTATTAATTATCATTATAATTTTTCTAAGACAGTGTAGTGGAGATGGGGGTGAAATTACCCCATCCGAACCTACTATTGTTACAAAGGTAGAAACGAAATACGATACGATTACCATTGATAAAAAAGTTTATGTTCCTAAATGGAAAACAAAAATAGTTACAAAAGTTGATTCTATTTTAGTAAATACTCCAATTGATACATTAGAAGTTTTAAAAGATTATTACGCTAAAAATGTATTTGTTGATGAAATACAATTAGATTCATTAGGTGTTGTTACCATAACAGATACAATATGGAAAAACACACTCTTCAATAGACAAGTTAATTCAGATATTATAATACCTACAACTACTGTAACTCAAACCAAATATATCAATCAAAGAGAATTGTATTGGGGATTTGGTTTAAATGGTTCTTCCAAACAATTTAATTATGTTGGTGGTTCACTTTTATATAGAAACAGAAAGAAACAAGCATTTGGATTGGGTATTGGAGTTAACGACCAACTACAACCTGTAATCTCTACCCAATTTTTATGGAAGATTGAATTTCCTAAATTGGGTAAACAATGAGTAAAAACATAAAAGAACTTATTAGGGAAGAGTACGTTAAGTGTGCTAAAAACCCAGTTTACTTTTTTAAAAAGTATTGTTATATACAACATCCAAAAAGAGGAAAAATTCTTTTTGACTTATATCCATTCCAAGAGGATGTAATGGGTGAATTCGATGAACATCGATTCAATGTAATTCTAAAATCAAGACAATTAGGTATATCAACATTATCAGCAGGATACGCTTTGTGGATGATGTTGTTTTATGAAGATAAGAATATCTTAGTTATCGCAACTAAACAAGAGATTGCAAAAAACTTAGTTACTAAAGTTAGATTTATGCATGAAAGTTTACCATCTTGGTTAAGAGGTGATACCGAAGAAGATAACAAACTATCCTTACGATTGAAAAATGGTTCTCAGATTAAAGCAACTTCAGCGAGTGGTGATGCTGGTCGTTCTGAAGCGTTATCAATGTTGATTATAGATGAGGCGGCATTCATTAAAGGTATTGATGAGATATGGGCTGCGGCTCAATCTACTCTATCAACTGGTGGTAAGGCAATTGTATTATCAACTCCTAATGGTGTTGGTAACTTCTTTCACAAAACTTGGCAAAAAGGTGAACAGAAAGATGGTTGGAATCCAATCAAACTTCATTGGACTGTACATCCTGAACGAAATGAAAAATGGAGAGCGGAACAAACTCAACTGTTAGGTGAAAAGATGGCGGCACAAGAATGTGATTGTGATTTTATTTCATCAGGTTATACAGTTGTTGATGGACAACTTCTACAATGGTACGAAGATACTCACGTACAAGAACCCGTTGAACGAAGAGGATTTGATAACAACTATTGGATTTGGTCACAACCAAACTATACAAAAAATTATGCAGTAGTTGCCGATGTAGCGAGAGGTGATGGAGCAGATTACTCAGCATTTCACGTTATAGATGTTGAGAACGTAGAACAGGTCGCTGAGTATAAAGGAAAAATAGAAACTAAACATTTTGGTAATATGTTAGTAAACGTTGCAACTGAATGGAACGATGCATTGTTAGTGATTGAAAACGCTAATATTGGTTGGGCAGTAATTCAAGAAGCAATAGATAGAAATTACAAAAACTTATATTATTCATACAAAGAGTTTGGATATGTAGATGAAGATATTCATTTACAAAAAGCATATGATTTAAAAGATAAATCACAAATGGTACCTGGATTCTCAATGACGAGTAGAACACGACCATTGGTTATCTCAAAATTAGATACTTATATGAGAGAAAGAGTTCCAATTATTCGTTCTAAACGATTGATTGATGAATTGTTTGTTTTTATATGGAATGGTAGTAGAGCAGAAGCTCAACAAGGATACAACGATGACTTGGTAATATCATTTTCAACTTCATTGTGGGTTAGAGATACCGCATTGAAATTAAGACAACAAGGTATTGAATTAAACAAACGAGCTCTATCTTTAACATCCAAACACTCAGGTGTTTTTAAAACAAGTCAATCAAAGGCAAAAGATTCTTGGAAAATAAAAACAGGTAGAGGGGATGAAGATATAAGTTGGTTACTATAAAATTTGGATATTAAAAATTATTTTTGTATATTTATAGATTGTAGTAGTATATAAAAGAAAAAAATTATGGCAGATACTTCATTATTTGGTAGATTAAAGAGATTATTCTCAACTCAGGTAGTTGTTAGAAGAGTCGGTAAAGATAAATTAAAAGTTGTTGATTCATCACGATTACAAGGAGATGGTAATCGTAGAGGTTCAGCATACTATGATAGGTATGGAAGATTACATGGTTCTAATTCAAGAAAGAACTGGCAAACATACAACGAAAGATACAACTATCATTCAAATAAATTAGAATTATATACTGATTATGAGGCGATGGATAAAGATTCCATTATCTCATCTGTATTAGATATATACTCAGATGAATGTACACTTAAAAATGATATGGGTGATGTAATCCGTATCAAATCATCTGATGAAAAATTAAAGAAAACCCTTCACAACTTATTCTACGATGTATTGAACATTGAGTTCAACTTATGGTCTTGGGTAAGAGGTATGAACAAATATGGTGATTACTATCTTTATTTAGATATTGATGAAGAGTTAGGAATTGTAAATGCACAACCATTATCAGCATATGAAACTCGTAGAGAAGAAGGATATGATTTAGATAATCCTTATTCAGTAAGGTTTGAGGTTGAGGAACAAAACACAAATGCAATCTCACAAAGAAACAACACTAAGTTCTTAGAATCATTCCAAGTAGCACACTTCAGATTACTTACAGATACAAACTTCCTTCCTTATGGTCGTTCACTATTAGAAGGTGCAAGAAAGACTTGGAAACAATTAACTCTTATGGAAGATGCGATGATGATTCACAGAATTATGAGAGCACCTGAAAAGAGAATCTTCAAAATTGATATTGGTAATATCCCACCTGGTGAAGTTGACCAGTATATGGCTAACATTATCGAACAGATGAAGAAAACTCCATACATAGATGAAACAACAGGAGATTATAACTTAAAGTTTAATCTTCAAAATATGTTGGAAGATTACTACTTACCTGTTAGAGGTGGACAAAGTGGTACTGAGATTGATTCTCTAAGTGGAATGGAGTTCGGTGGTATTGATGATATTGAATATCTAAAGAACAGAATGATGGCGGCACTTAAAGTTCCAAAAGCATTTATTGGATATGAAGAAGGTGTTGAGGGTAAAGCAACATTAGCACAAGAAGATATTAGATTCGCTCGTTCTGTAGAAAGAATCCAAAAGATTGTACTTTCAGAATTAACTAAGATTGCCATTGTACACTTATACTCACAAGGATATACAGATGAAGAGTTAGTAAACTTTGAATTAGAACTTACTACTCCATCTATTATATACGAACAAGAAAAGGCAAACCTTTGGTCTGAAAAAGTATCATTGGCAAGTGATATCAAAGATTTAAAAATGGTATCACAAGAGTGGGTTTATGAAAACATATTTAATATGAGTGAAGATGAGTGGAAGAAAGAACAATTCAAAGTTATTAACAATTTGAAATTAGGATTCAGACACGAACAAATAGAATCAGAAGGTAACGACCCAATCAAAACAGGTGAATCATTTGGTACTCCACATGATTTGGCGGCACTATCTCAACAAGGTGGTGATGATGATGGTGGTGATAATCCATTTGGTGAAAACAAAGGTGGAGCACCTGAAGGTGGGTTTGAAGGAGCTGGTAGACCTAAAGAACCTGGTAATTACAAAACTGATGAAAATCCATTTGGTAGAGACCCATTAGGAAATAGAGCAAATCGACCTACTAAAAACGAAAGATATAATGCACAATCTGTTATCAATAAAGAACAAATAGATGCTGTTATCGGTAGGATGAAATCACATAGAAAAACACCTAATATTATATTAGAATCACTCAAAGAAGATACCAATGATGAAAGTTTATCATTATTGGATGAGAAAAACATATTGGATTCTTAGCACAGGAAGCTTTAGAAGTAGAAAAAGCAAATGGTTATGGCTCATCTAATGATGATTCTTTAGTTGTTAATCTTACTGATGATGGAATGAGTTATGGAATGAAATATGAAAGACTTGTACCAATTCTTGTAAATGCAATAAAAGAACTATCCGCAAAAGTCACAGCCCTCGAAGCAGGGTAAACTGTAAACAACTACTTTCTTAAAATCATGGAAGAAAAAACCGCAGATGAAATTGCAGCAATTTATTCTGCTGCTGGTGATAGCGTTACTGTAATAGGTACTGCTAAAACTGAAGATGAAACTGATGAAGATTTCAAAGCTAAAATCAAGCGTAATGTAGAGCATCTTGAAATTATCAAAGCCTACAAAAAAGTAGATGAAAAAACTTCTATCTGGACATCAGAAGATTTTACAGCTATTGATAAAGCTATCACTGATGGTAAAAAACTCTATTAAATTATGAATTTACAAGAAAGATTACAGCAACTTGCTCAACAAAGAGAGCAGTTATGGATTGCATTGCACGAAACTAATGGAGCGATGAAGATTTTGGAACAGCAGATCCTTGAGACTCAAGCTGAACCCGAATCAAACCAGCCATCAGATACAGAGGCATCAACCCCACAAGAAGTAACAGCACCATCA